TACCATCAGCACCACGTGCCATCCAGTCAATAAAACCAGCACCATACCAACTGTATTGGATACCAATCATCTGCATGTATCTAACATCCATATTGTATCCGCTTCCGCCAGTGCCGTCCATTCTATCTAAGTTCCACTCTTCTTGTAAAACTTTTTTGTCTGTGATCAAGTTTACTTTTGCCGCATACACAGGATTTACACCTCTGTAATCTGGTGTAACTGCCATTGATGTCTGTGAATCTACATAAGATACAACATGTGTCATACCTTTTATAACAATTCTATCACCTGCTTTAAGCTGGTCTCTAAATCTTGTGTTGTTTCCAATAATTGAGTTTGAATCTGGATTCGCTGTAATAGTTCCTGCTATTTGTTTTGTTGATGTTCTTTGAGCAACACTAACATTAGAACCGTCATATTCCCAATAAATTCCGTTTTGGTCATCAAATATACCTGAACGTACAGTAGCACCATGCCAGCCAACAACTGTCATTTGTGCCGCAAATCCTAGCACTGCTGTTGTAGAACCAAGCCTACGAGTAGATAAACATCTTAGTGTTCTTTCATCAACAATCTGTGTTACAACATATTCGCCGTTGTATCCTGCTGTTTCAACTCCAATAAGTCTAATCTTGCCGCCAACCTGAGCACCGTGATCATTATCGTCTGTCACGATTGTAACTATAGCTCCAATTCCTGTACCATCTGCTGTAATTGTTCTTACATCATAACTTGGAGCAAATAGAGCACCTGTTGTGTACATGATACCTTTACCTGACTGGTATCTAATGTACTTTTTACTCTGTCTAATTGCTTGAGCACCGTGTTGTGGACCACCTGTACCTAATTGAACACCACCGTCATATGGTCTGTGAATAAAGAACGAGTCTGGTCTTAGGTATACGTTACCTTGAATCTTATCTTCTGTTGATGTACCATCAAATTCTGCTATTGATCCTGGGGCTCTTGTGTTATATCTTATTTTTCTTGATGTAGGAACATTAATAGCAATAAACGATCCTGCCGCCAATGAGTGATTATTTGTGCCGCCGTCATCTGAATTAACGTCTACTAGGAATGTGTCACCTGGTACGATACCATGTGGATAAGGCCATGTAATTTCAATTGTTGCCAACGCTTCAAAATTAACACTAGAAGCATTAGGAATATTTGTTGTAGCAAATTCTGAAAGTGTAACACCGTTAACCAAGTTAAGTGAACCGCCAGCCACTGCTGTTCCTGTAATTGTTACACCAGTTAGTCCACCTGATCCGTTTACACTTGATACCACAACTGTAGCATCATTAGCTGGAGTAGCACCACCTAAACTTGTACCAGCTACGGTAAATGTGTTTCCTACTTCATAACCACTTCCTTGTGCGTTATGTACAGCTCCGTAAGAGCCTTGTGTTCTTGTTATATCAAACGTACCACTAGCACCTGCGTGTGCTTCGTTAGTCCCGCCTTGACCTGAGAAGTCTGTAGGTAAGCTAGGTGCTACGCCTGCTATGGCAATATCACCAATTCTACCTTGATCAGCCGCATTAGTATTCAAAGTTGTTTGAATAGAAATTGTAGCATCATTGGTTGGTGTAGTACCACCCAAAAGATTTCCTGGTACTAAAAATTGTTGTCCTGCTATGTAGTCATTACCTGCTGTATCAAGAGCAACTGAGTATGTTGATCCGTTGTTTGTTACGTCAAATACTGCTCCACTACCATTGTAAACAGATAGGGTTTTACCAGAAAATGTTCCGCCATTGAATGCTGTTGCTAAAGTCGATTCATCACTACCTTCTAGTCTAACATCTGTGATTCCTCCAGAAGCATCAATTGAAACAACTCTTAAATAAAGATCATTTGCTGGACTTGCTCCACCTAAATCTGTACCAGAACATACTATTGTATCAGCAGTGTTGTATCCTGTACCAACGTTCGATACCATGTAACTGTATTCTGTACTTGCTCCTGTCGTCTTAGAAATATTAAATTCAAAGTTTGAACCAGAACCACCTGTGAATGTTGCTCCGCCGGAGCCTCCAAATTGATAACTTAAAGTTTCACTTGGTGGAGTACCTGATCTACCTGACTGAGATATAAGTGTTACTGATGTTATTGATCCGCCTGCTCCCACTGATTGTACTTTCATTACTAGGTCATTACCGCCATCATTTTGTGAACCGTCTTGACCTCCTCCTCCAAGCACCTGTGAGCCTGTAATTCTTAAACCGTCGTTAACAGCAAACCCTGTTGAATCGTTTGGACTGTTGAAACTTACGGCGCTGTAAGAATTATTTTCGTATGAAATATCAACATTTACAGTTCCAATATTTCCTGATCCATGACTGTAAGTTGCTGATACGTTATCAAATGTTATGCTTCCGCTTAATGCTGTACCTGTTATAGAAGCAGTCAATACGCCTCCTGAACCATTCACAGAATCAACTCTAACTATAGCATCGTTAGCAGGAGTAAATCCACCTAAATTATCTCCTGTAATCTTAATTCTATCACCTTGTTTATAATTTGATCCTGCTTGAGATACTGCTGTGACAGAGTATGTTGTACCTGATCTATTAACATCGAACTGTGCGTTTAAGCCTGATGGTGTTGCTAATGTTCCTGTAACACCTGTGTAAGTTTCTGTGTTTTTAGAAATTGAACTTGTAAACTGTCCACTCATGCTAATTGTTGTGCCATCAATGTTGTTTACAAAAATAGCATCACCTGAGCCATTGTCAGCCGCTAGTCCTTGTACAATACCCGAAGTTGAGCTTACTGTAAATTGTGTATTACCACTTGATATATCACTTGTTAAGTTCACAGGTAAAGCAGTGCCTCCTGGTGTACTTGCTATACCAGTAACTTGTGTTCCTGTTGGAAAAGCCGCATTTACAATCGGAGCACCTATTTCTGGCACATTACCTGTAAATGCTAATCTATTTTCACCTTGCTGTGCCGCAAGTGATAGCGTCATTGTACCGTTAGTACCATTACTAAACAAATCAAATTGTGGTTGTCCTACACTTGCGCCTGTATAAAAAGCACCCTGTCTTAACTGTGTGTAAGTTGTAGATAATACTTGTCCGCTTGATGTACCAACTTTTGATTTAGCAAAAAACGTAAACGTGTTTGGTGTAGGTACTGAGTCAATAATAAAAGAACCTTCAGCCCTTGCCGCACCGATGACAGCATCTTCCAACGCTTTAATTGTTATAGGTGTTCCTGGTTCAAATCCGTGAGCACCAATTGTTGTCACTGTAATTCTTGAAGCACCAATTCCGTTTGTGCCTGTTGAAGCATCTGTTGTTACTGTTGCCACTTGTGTGTCTGTGCCTGGTAGTTCATACACACTTGGATAACCTCTCATCATACCAATAGCTGACCATTTTGTTGGCTGTAAGCCATATTCAAAGTCAGCGTCAAGCATGGACAACGGAGGAGCAATACGCATACGTTCAATAGCATCTGTACCAAAATCATATGGTCTTACTCTCTGCTCTGTATCGTCGATGAATATTTGTACTTCATCATTTTCGTTCATAGAGCTTGTGTTGAATTTTAGATCTAATACACTGATAGCATCTGTTGTTTGTAAGTACTTAGGAAAGTCATCGTCACCATTTTCGTTAGCATTTGTGCTATCAAATTTTAGTGTATATCCGCTTGAGTCTCTCGGAGTAACATCATCTTTTCTTGTAATCTTACCACCTTTTGATGGATCAGTAAAGTTATAAATTACTGTAGCCGCAGTGGTGTTGGTAACAATAAGCATGTCGCTTGTATCAAAATTACCTTGGAATCTGATATGTCCTAAACCTTTTCTTTCAAATGTCGGTAGTGCTGATAATCCTGTAGTCAATACATCAATTACTATTTGTGAAAGTATTTGTGTTCTTGTGCCAGCCCCAGCCTCACCAGTATTTGAATTTGTAAATTGGCTTACTCCTGTTTGGTATGGAGTGCCTTGAGGACTATTTGTTAAAATATGATTTGTAATTAAGTCTCTTGTAAATTGTTTGGATTTTATTTCAGCAACTCTATCACCGTCGACTTGAGCAACATCTTTTTCCCAATAAGTACCTGCTATTCTATATGTTTCTTCATTACCACCATATTGAATATCATGTGTCCAAGCATCTACATTGTATCCTGTATCTCTTTCACATTTAGGGGCATTATAAGTGTAGCTTTCAAATCCTGTAGCATTAAGTTCAACTTGTCTAGCAATCCACGCTGTTACTTCTTTTTGGATAAATTCTTTATTTGCTTTTAGTAATGCTACAGCGTTTGGAAACACTGCGTCATCCAGCCCAATGCCTGGATAAAACTTGTAATTAAATATCTTTTTCTTTGCCATACTTTATGCTCCAAATGCTACTGCTAAGGCTGTTGCCGTTGCGTCTACATATCCTTTTCTTGTTGCGTGTGTTTCCGATGACGGATCTCTCGATAACACCACATTGTCTACTACATTAAGATCCCCGTGTAAACTTGCGTTATTAAAGTTGATAGTACTAGCTGTACTATCAGGTGCTGATACCATGTCTATACCATATGTTCTAATTTGTCCAGGTGTATGATATCCTATGTCAACGTTATCAATTGTTCCAGGCACTGCTCCTGTACTGCTAATAGTAACTTTTCCGTTTACTACTGAAAGTGAAGTGCTGTTTTGATAGTTTACTTTGAACACACCTCCTGTCACAGCTAATGTTTCAAAGGAGTTAGTTACTTGTGTTCCTGTGTCATCTCCACCGTCATCTTCTGGTGGTACGTATTGTACAAACTGTGTTCCATTAAGCAAAATACTTTGAACGTCAATTGTAGGTGCCGTAATTTTACCAGTACCGTCTACGGTAAAATTTGGACTTTCAAATCCGTTTTGTGCTTGGAATTTATCGTTTATAACTGTTGACATTTTTTAATCCTATATCGCACTAATTTGTTTCACTGTAATTGTACCTCTCATAGCACCATGGCTGGCACATTGATAAGCATAGTTTCCACTTATTGCCGCTGGAATTTTCCAATAAAGCGTTCCTGATGTTTTACCTTGTGCTGATGAACCTGTTGATTCTGTACCGTTAGTTGCTACGTGAATTAATCCTTCGTTGTAATCTGTTCCGCCACTTGTTTGAATTTTAAATGGATGACTTCCCATTGTTCCGTCATTAAGATCAAAAGCAATAGTAGTTCCGTTGATGGCATAAATGATTGGATCTTCTGTGTTTCCGTATTGATCAAATTTGTACCCGTTAAATGAATCAGCATATACTCTTAATCTAGTAATTGCTTGATAAGCAATTCTGTCTACTGTTTGTGGTACATCAATCCAAGCACTACCATTCCAAGCTACCACTGCTCCTGTAGCAGGTGATGTAATTGTAACGTCACCTAGATCGCCGAATCCATTTGATCCTGAATAGTTAATTGTTACTGTATCGCCCGATACCGATGTTGATATATTTGTTCCGCCAGCAATAGTAAGCGTGTCTGTTTTTGAATCAGCTTGTGCTAATCCTGAATCAGACTGAACATTACTAAAAGCAAATTGGTTTTCTTCACCTGAGTTAGGTGAACCTGTATAAGCCACTGTTAGTGTGTCACCAACTATAGACGTAGAAATATTTGTACCACCTGCTATTGTCAATGTATCTGTTTGTGAATTAGCTGTTGTTGATCCTGTATCTCCATCGACAGTAGCAAATAAATTTTGACTACCTCCGCCACTTACTGTTGTAAACTCAAATGTACCATTACCGTTTGTTTTTAAAACTTGTCCACTGCTACCATCTGATATACCTAAATTTAAAAGTGTTGAAGGTATTGTAGGTTTGTTGTTTAAGTTATTATAATTTAAATAATATGCTCCGTCTTGTCCGTCAAGTGTATCAGCATCTGTACCAGCGCCACCTGATGTAGCATCTGTACCTGGTGCCCATTTACCGCCGTCCCATTTTAAAACATTACCAGTTTGTGGTGGTGTAGAAGTTGTATCCACATCTGATAAAGAATTAATATTTCCAACGTAGGCAACATTTTTCAGTGGATCAGTGTAATTTGTAATTGATCCGCCACTTGTGTCCAATAGCATTTTGTGCCATGCTCCAGCATGAGCTACATATACGCTACCGCCTTCATGAACATGTAGCATCGCACCGTGATAGGTGCTAGTGCTTATAGCATTCATTTGGTTCAATGTTGAACAATGAAATGCCACTTTATTAATTTTGTTGTTGTCGTTTGGAATATCTAATTCCAAATTTGTATTGATGATATCTTTTAAATTTGTACCATCGCCTAAAGCATTATACAGCTCGTCGGAGTTAGCATTTATCTTAGTAGCACCTGCTCTAAGATTATCACCGGTTCCATCGTTTGCGGCTGTACCTACGTTTATAACTGATTTTGCCATTCTCTACACCTTGTCAAATGTTATGTTTGTTGCGTCAAACTTATTATCTAAACTATCAAATGTATTTATACCACTTGACGGCGCAGTTGATGTATCTGCGACAATAGCAGGTGGTGATAGTTTGTTTATTGTTTGAGCATAGGAAGCATGAAAAATTATTTTAGAACCAGCATAAGAAGCTGATTTAGGTTCAACATTAATGTATACCACACTAGCATCTACAGTAGCACTTATGTTTATAAGCTCTTGGTTTATGCTAGAACGTCCATATATGTTTGCCACAGCTCTGTCTGGTCTGGCTATCACGCTCATCTGCATTGTTTCAGCTTCGTTTGACCCGTATTCTACTGATATTTGGTAGTGTGCACTTTTAAAATCGCCTAAGTGCCACTTGTCCATCACAGTGTTATATTGTACTCCAATCCATTTCCCTCTAAACGCAAAATTAGAACGATCGGACAAATACAAAGAATTATTTGGGCCCTTACCGAATTGATTAGTCAGAAATTTATTCATGATACCTGCTCCATACTGTATTTATCGTTTAAGGCAGATATGTTGTGCTATGTATTTTCAGACAAATCCACCAAAGAATGTGCGTATTGATAAAGGTTATCGTATATTTCAGTCTTTTTCTTGAGATCTCTATTAGCAAATGTTTCTAGTTTTTTTGCTGTCTCTAAGCCATATCCTGTTTTTACTAATACAGGTTTTGCTTTTGCCTTTACAGCGGCCTTCAAATCAGTAATTTTGTCACCTACATATACACCATTGTTCCAATTTACACCTATTTCAGATGCGGCTCTTTTGAACATTCCCGGATTAGGTTTCCTATAAGGATCATCTTTGAAAGGTGTTGTTGAATAATACAAACCGTTTATGCTTCTACAACCAACTCCTGCTAACAGTTCAAGCATATAATTGTGTACCAAATCAACATCAACAGCATCATATAAACCTTTTTGTATTCCTGATTGATTGGTAAGAATTACAACATCATAACCTTTATCACGTATCATTTTTATTGCTTCTAAACTTCCAGGAATGGGTTTGAATTGTTCTGGCTTTATACAATAAGGTGGTACACCTTCTTCCGTTAATCCTATATCTTGATTTATAGTTCCGTCACGATCTAAGCCTATGACTGGTGTGTTCATATTATGGTCTCCATCTATCGTCCGACCATCCTATTTTTTCTGGATTGAACCATTGTAAATCTTGTAGGACGATAGGATCTTGATTACTATATTTTTCTTTCCACATATTAATAAATTCCCAAGTTGGATCTTCAATTTTCTCAACATGTTCGTCAACGAAAGTTGCCGCTTCATGTGTCAGGGGATGAGTCTCGGGTAGATATAAATGTTCGTGTTCTGGCTTTAGCGTAGGAACGCTTTTTGGTCTTGTATCCCAGAATTCATCATCTGTTCCAAAATTAAGAGCGTTAAGTATAGGCGGACAATTTGTTTTTATATCTTCTTTATAGGTTTCTAATACTGCTCTCATGTCTTCTAATTCAAGTTTAGGATTTTTTTCGTTAAACGTAGGTGACTGCTCTTCAAAATTTTCTAAATAATCTCTAAAGCCTGTTGAATAAACCTTACATCCAATAGCTTCTAATGCCTTGTGTGTGGCTGTAATCAAAGCACAGTCACGCATAGCACACCACATTATATCTGCCCATATCCAAGTGCTTTCATATCTATAATTGTTAAGCACAAAAGCATCATCACTTTGAATTGTTTCTCTGCTAAAATTGCCAGGAGTCCACCATCCTTGTCCCATATGATATCTATCTTCCCTAAACATGCTTGTCCATTGGAGTAATATTACATCATCTTTGTTAAATTTATGTACTGTGTTTGCTTCCCATAACCTACAATTAATATAAACATTTCCTGCTCCACTTTTTGCCCAATTGGTGGCTTCATAGCCTTTATTTCTATATTGATGTATTAGAATATCTGCCCAAGTAGGATAAAAATATTGTGTTAAGCTACAGCCAAACGCAAAAAGTCTCATGCTATTCTCCTGATCAAGTCTATCATCATTTTGTGTGGAATAGTTCTTAACTTATCATGTTCTAATTTGCTAGTTAAGGCTTGATCAGCAAAAAATTTAGCTTCTTTTGGTATACTTTCATATTGTTTTCTTACACAATCTATATCTATTAAACCTAATCCATATAATACCAATATGTAATTGTATTCATTAAACAATATTTTAGAAGTACAATCAGTAAAATCATCTGATATAGGTAATCTTGTTTTCCACATGTCTAAATTATTTGCTAAACTATCTGGGATCTCACTAGTTTGTAAATGTGTCCAAAATTGTGTGTCTGTTCTATTTGTTATGTAATGTAAAACAATAAAGTCTCTTATATTATTCATAATAGCTTCAACTTCTTTGTTGTATCTTTTAATACTATTGGGATTATAATTTAAGATTCTTGATGCTAACAGAAAACTTTGATTGATACTTGTACCAATTGAACTAGCTTCAAGAGGTTCTACAAAACTAGCACTTAGACCAATAGCACAAACGTTTTTTATCCATGGTTTGTCTAAAGCTCCTGGGTCAAATTTAATATGTTTAGCAACATCTACACCATATCCAAGATATTGTTCTGCTTCTCTGTGAGCATCATCTGGTGTGATAAAGTCACTATCGAAAATATATCCATTTCCTTTTCTACCCCATACAGGAATGCGAAACATCCAACCACTATCCATTGCTCTGGCAACTGTCCAAAGAGGTAATTCTTCTTCTTCCTCTGTTGGAAACACTATTGCTTCTTTCATTTTAAGATATTTTCCGTAACTTTGCCACTTTGCTCCTAGTTGTGATATTAACAATCTAGAAAACCCAGTACAGTCTACATAAAAATCATATTCATATTCTTTTTCTTTGCTTCTTAATTTTTTAACAGCACCTAAATCATTTAGTTGTACACTTTCTATTTCGTCATCTGTTACATTACAACCTAGTTCCATAGCTTTTGCTGTAAGAAAATCATTAAGTTTATTTGTGTTAAAATGATATTGACTTACACCAGTTTCGTTTATGTTTTCTTCCATAAATTTGTTGAAAGGTAAATGGCTTTCCCAAGTATAAGAGCCTACTAGCTCTTTAGGATGCGGATTGTCTTTAATTAATTTAGCAAACATCATTGGCATACCTAGATGTTCGCTTACGAAAGGATCATGTACGCTTTGTAAGAAGTCTCTATTACTCCAATTTTGAAACATGATACCAGATTTAAAAGTTGCGTCAGTATTTTTTATCAAGTCTCCTGCTTGTATACCACAAAAGTCCATGAACGCTGACCAGTGTTCTGTACTTCCTTCGCCGACACCTATAGTTCCTATCTTAGAACTACGGATAACATCAACAGTAAAGTCAGGATAACTCTTTTTAAGTATAAGTGCGGCTACAAAACCAGCAGTGCCACCACCTACAACACAAATTTTCACGCAGGGTCTCCCATTTCTACTAATTCTATTTCGACTCCGTACCCAATAATACAAAATTGGTTATAAGGTTCACCATGCCATTCTAAAATTGTAAATGTTTTTGTTTCAAAGTTTACATATAAAGCAAAAGGAAGTATTGCTGGTGTGTTTGATAATCCATTAGCTTCGTCTGGATCTCTAACTTTGCCAAACATCTTACCACCAAACACTAATCTTTCTTCTTTGTCTGCTAACATAGAAAACATTTCTTCTTCAGGAGCACACATGACTGGTTTTTCCTGCCATTCTCCTGCTCTGCTTGTGTCCGTGTACACAACTAACGCTGTAATCAACGCTATTACTACAAATAATACTTTCATAATTTTTACTTTCTATTCATCAAACGTATACCAACCGCTTACAATATACTTAACGCCTTTGTAAATAGGATTACCGCGATGTGGATGAGTATAGTAAGCAGGAAAGAATACTAATTTACCTGGTTCAGGTTTTATTTTAACACCTTGATATAAAAATTCTGTTTCTCCGCCTTCTTCTACAGCGTTTAGGTACAAAGTATACGCCATTACTCTAGCACTTGTACAAAGATCAGCACTTTCACAATGCCACGCATGATATCCTTGGTGTGGTCTTGTTTTTTGTATGCTCATTCCTTTAGGAGAATGTTGAACAACAGCTCTAAGACTATCATATTTCTTTCCATACTTTTCTTCGTACGTTTTTACAACAGTTTGATAGAAAAATTTACATAAATCTGCGTCCACATGAAACATATTGTTGTGGTTTGATAGGTCCATAAAGATTCTTTCGTCTTGATTTTTGAATCCTGTCTGATGTTCTGTTAATTGCATCTGAGCACGTTGTTCAAATGTTTCAATTAACTTTTTACAATAGTCAATAGGGAATACATTTCTGTATTCTTCAATTCCGTTAAAATTATCTTCCATGTTACCTCCTAAATAAAAAATTGTTGATTTAATCTGTACGTATCACCAGTAAACATTTCGGGTTTCACGTATGCTGTATGCCAAACGTTTTGAAGATAAAGTACCATTCTGTTAAATTTCATTGGAACCATACCAATCATTTCCCAATCTTCAGTCGTATCGTTAATATATGTATGTACAGGTTGATTAACATCAACTCCTTTGTAGTCATAAAACGAAGTCCCACCATTGCTTTCGTTTTCGTTATTCAAATATATTGTACTAGCAAAATTTAAACCACTAGGATTGTCCATGTGTGGCTTCACAGGTGGTAAATTTTCGGTCTGCATGACATTTACCATAAATGTAGCACGTTTGAAACTTTCTTCCATCATACCGATAGGCCAATTTTGCATAACTTCGGGATAATATTGTCTACATAATTGGTCAAATATCCAAGACATTGGATCTAAAACATAAAAAGCATTTACCCTCCAAGCAGGATTGCCTCCTCTTATCCTTTGATTTTTACTAGCAGGGATATCTATTGCTAACTGCCTTACTTTGTGAGGATTGGCATAAAAGTCATCAACAACAAGAACTTTATGGTTATCTTTTCCGAAAGTTTCTAATTTTACTGAATAATCCTTGCTAATAAGAAATACTTCATCTTCATCAATTGTGTTTTTCTTCATCAGGTCTCTCATTTATTGTAAAGTTAGCACTTATAGTGGCTCTTGTTTCATCTGATTGATTTGTGGTGACATAGTGTTCTAATACACTCGGAAAAAATACAATATCTCCTTCTTCTAAAGGAGGTGTTATTCTATTATTGTATATAAAGTGTCCAGATGTAAGCAAAGGTAACTTGCTATTGTGAAAAAAATCGTATGTGTTCCTATAAAATACAAATTTACCACTATCTTTTGGCAAATGCATCATGTAAGCACAACTTATTACACATGCTCCAGCATGATTATGTAATTCTTGGTGTTGATTTTTGCCATATCTGTTTAACCAACACTCTACTCCATACTTGACTGGGTAATCTACGCCTAAATGATTAAGATAATCATTAAGTGACATTACAGCACTCTTAATAAAGTTCTGAAAAGGTAATTTGTTAGCTTCAGGTAGGCCAAATGTACTGTCTACATCACAATGCCATCCAGGATTTTTTCCAAAATTGCTATCATCCTTAATTACTTCACTGAAATCTTTTTTTACTTGTTCGTGATCATTAAGTTTTGTTGAATAAACAGGTATTGGATATATCTCATGAAACATTAGTTTTTCAATTCTACCATTAATCCGTTTTCGGGCAAATATAGATATTCTATTTCACTGCTGTATAATGTGCGTATAGCATCATCTAATGTTTCAACTAAGGGTTCTCCTCCTAAATTAAAACTTGTATTAAAGATAATAGGTACACCAGTTTGCTCATAAAATTCTTTTATGATATCATAATAGTGTTCATTTTGCTGTCTAGTAACTGTTTGTATTCTACATGTGCCATCAACATGAATAATACTAGGAATTTTTTCAGCTACACCTTCTTTACAATCCATCGCATACATCATATGCGGAGATTGTTCCATACCTTTCATATCAAACCAGTCGTGTGCGTGTTCTAAAAGAATAGTGCCAGCAAAAGGTCTGAAATATTCTCGTCTTTTTACTTTATTAACATGATCTTTACCATCTTCCACTGTAGGATCAAATAACAAACTTCTATTTCCCAAAGCTCTTGGCCCGTTTTCTGATTTTCCTTGGAATACTGCTACGATATTTTTGTTTCTAATAATTTCTACAGCTTCTTTATGATCACATTTTCTAACAGAAGCACCATAATCTTCAGCTATTTCTGCGACTACATGTGGTTCATAACGATAACTGAATCCTTCATAGATAGTTTCAGCATAAGGACGCACTGTTTTATCCTTTGTCAAGGAATGATATGTAAGTAATGCGGCTCCTAAAGCTGTACCAGCATCACTTGACACAGGTTCAACATATAAATTAATACCTTCTTTATTCAATTTATCTAAGTACCAATAGTTTGCCACACAATTTAACGCATATCCACCACTTAAAACTACATTTTTATTTCCTGTCATTTCAACAGCTTTAAATATTAATTTCAAAACTTCTTCTTGTGATTCTGCTTGTACAGCATAAGCCATATCTCTTCTATTTTCCAAAGTAGTTAAGTCTACTTTACTGTTTAATAAGTCTTGTGTTGTATGTAAATAATCATATTTTCCGTCATTAACTAGAGCCGCATTTGGATAAGTGGGTATTATTACACTTCGATCTGCTGTTCTCCATTTTCCATTATTACCGTCAGTATAAATTGGTGGAATTTTAGAATTCTTTTTTCCATACGGAGCAAGTCCCATTGTTTTTCCTGCTTCAATAGGCTGAAATCCGCAATATTGTGTTACTGCTTCGTATGCTTTTGTAATACCTGCACTATCATCTAATACAAGTTCATGAAATCCTTCTTCTCCTTCCCTATCACTAGCAATTTGATTTACGTGTGTGCCTGGATAAGGACCATTTCCTCCTTGATGTTTATATAAAGTTTTGAATGCATCAGGATAGTTACATGTAAAAATACTTTCACATTCCCATGTCATAAATTCTTCATTAAACGCACCAGCATTTATATTCATTGGAATAAAAGTACCTGCGCCATCAACAATAACAGCAGTAGCACTTTCAAATCCTGATCGATAAAATGAACATGCCGCATGTAATTTATGATGTATGTGACTTAGGTCAATTACTTGTCTATGTTTTCCTTCCATGCTATAGGCAGAATCTTTTCCATCTATAAGGCCTAGTTTCCTTGCTAAGCCTGTGTAAACATCTCCGCCACTAAAATCTACTCTGCTAGATTCTTCTAAAGGTTGTGTATGTGCTACAACAAGATAATCTAATTTATCAGTGTAATCTTTAAATTTTATCATCGAGGCATACGGCCCGCCATCATACTTTTTTCTTGATAATCTTTCTTCTTCAATAGCAAAAACAAGTTTGCCGTCTTTTAATAAAACAGCTCCACCATTATGACCCCTTGTGATTGCTCCTATCCATTGTGTCATTGTCCTGTCCTTCCTAAAATTTGAGCAGGTTGTTTAGCATGTGTTACTCCCGCATCATTTTGGTTGTGTACGACGCCATGTGTCGGGCAGACTTCGCCTTCTTGCTGGGCTTGTGGCTTATAGTTTCCCGTATAAGCCCTAGGCTTACCAAGCCTTTTACGCACACTTGAAATAATTTTCTTAAAACTCTCATCGGTTAACTCCATAACTTCATCATTAAATCTTTCGATTTCATCTTCCATTGTCAATCTAATTGGACTAAATTTGCGTTTTCCTTCTCCTAAGTCAACAATATCAAAGTCTGGAGAATCAGGATAAGAAATATTAATTGGATATGTGCTACCAATAACACTTGTACATGTTGTACCTAATGCTTTTGCCATATGTTGTCCTAAACTATCACAGCCTAAAAAATGATCTGCTATTTGTATTACACTTGACCAAACTCTTACATCTGGTATTTGTGGAACTGCTACTGGAACTTTAGGATTTTCTTCAATAGTAACAGGAAATTCACTCATAATTATTACAGCGTAATCTTCTCTAAGTTCTTTACAAATTTTAATTACATCATTTAAATGAAAACTTCTGCTTGAACCATCAATTACAAAATCACCCATGTTCTCGGCAGTACGTCCAAATGGTTGAAATACAACTACTTTGTCTTTTCCAGTGACTGCTTTTATTTCTTCTACAACTTTAAAACCACCAACAAGTTCATGTTTGTTCATGTATATCTTTGGTTCACCTACATCACGTAAACCTTCGTTGTTAATAGCTATATCAAATGCCTGTGCTAGGCTACATTTTTGGTTATAGTATTCCCAAACCCTGTAAGGTTCTGGTGTAATACAATCTCTATCTTTAATATAATCCCTAAAAAGATTTTTGTGCCAATGATCGTAGGCAAGTTCATGTAACTGTGGGTGTCCTTTGTAAAAGTCCATACCACCTTCGCACACAATAATAAAATCTTGATCCTTTTCGTAGAGTTTCTCAAAGGCAGGAATAGACGCTATAACACGGCCAGCGCCACCGTTCATAAAATATGCTTTTTTTCGAGACAAGTTAAACTCCAATATTTCTTATACTGAAATATTTATTGAGTCTCTAGTATGATTTGAGGTAAAAGTGATTAGCCTTTTTTG